AAAAAGTTAGAGCTAGATATAGAGGTAACTCCCACTAACTTGTCTCTAAATCCATTTCAAAAATGGATACATCTAGCTAAAACCGTAGACGCTTGGCGAATATTCCCCCGTGTTTTTGTTAGCGTCTACATCGTTTTACTCTACAAAGTAGTAACTTGGTTTATGACCTTACCAGAACCAAATTTAGAACAGTCAGCGTTAGTTTCTATAGTAGTGGGCGCAATGGCAGCAGTATTTGGTATCTACGCAGGCACGTCAGGACAAAGCAAGACTTTTAAAGGCGAAGAATAAATGGAAGCCTTTAGCCTGATAGCAGAATTAGGCTTACCTATTGCTGGTGCGTTAATTATGGCCTACTTTATATTCTTAATTATGAAACAACTAATGGATGGCTTGGTAGCTGAAATTAAAACTGTTCAAGGCATTACCAAGATGCTTATTACTAGAGCATCAATTATGAACAACGATATTATTAGAATTGACACTAGCGTATCTTCAGCACTTAATTTAAAACCAGACTTAGAAAGAATAGCTAGAGCTGAAAACTTTGTCGAAGATGGCAAAATAGATGCTCGTAGAGATTGATGGATATTGTTAAGTTAGTATCAGATTTTGGCTTTCCTGTAGTCATGGTAGTTGGCCTTGGTTATTTTGTTTATTATGTTTGGCAGACTATTACTAAAACAATTGATCCAGCAGTAGCTGAAATGAAAACTACTATCATAAGATTGACCGATCAATTGAGGTTGCTAGATCAAGATATGATAAGGCTTAAAGAAAAAGTAAACACGGCTTTAGAATACAAAGAAAATGAAAAAGAAAAAATCAAAAGCTGACGAACAGGTAGAAAATTTATTCTTAATTATTATGGCAATAAGTGGAGCCGTATTAATTTTTTATAGTGCTTTTGTTGGCGCAGACGAAATAACACACGAATTTAAAAGTCCAAGTTTTTCAGGAGAAAATACTTCTTCACATTACTTAACTATAGAAAATCAAGAAGCCAGTCGTAAAAAAGAAATACAAGATAAGTTAGTGCAAGAACTAGAAGATTTAGAACGAGATAAAGAAAACACTACAGTAGCTAGATTTATTCGTAATTTAGAAAGTAGAGTTTATGCAGAACTGTCGAGACAATTAGTTAATAATTTATTTGGAGAAGATGCTAGCACTTCAGGAACAATTAACTTAGAGGGTAATAAAATAACTTACACAAGTGATGGAGACTTTATAACATTAACCATAATAGAAAATGACGGCACCGAAACCACTATTACTCTACCTATTAATTCCTTTACTTTCTAGTTGTAGTTTATTTGAAGCAGATCGCATGCTTAATAAATTAGATAAAGAACATGAGTATTCTAACGTACTAAAATTACAATCAGTAGAACTTGCTAATGTAAAACCGCCCAAAGACAGGCCTATAGTGGCGGTTTACCCTACAAGTTTTACAGATCAGACAGGACAAAGAAAAAGCAACAGTGAGTTTGCTTTATTTAGCACAGCGATAACTCAAGCTCCCAATGTATTACTTATAAGGGCCCTTAAACACGCAGCTGGTGGCAAATTTTTTAGAGTGGTAGAACGTGTTGGATTAGACAACTTAACCAAGGAAAGGCAATTGATACGCTCAACCAGAGAATCCAGAAAAAAAGAAGAAAACTTTAAACAACTGCAACCACTGCTTTTTGCAGGAGTTTTGGTACAAGGAGCAGTCATTGCTTATGATGCTAACACAAGAACTGGCGGCATCGGTGCTAGGTATCTAGGCATTGGTTCAAGTATTCAATATAGAGAGGATGTAGTCACTGTAAGTTTACGTTTAGTTTCTATTGCTACGGGTGAGATATTAATTGAAGTTATGTCAGAAAAAACTATTTTAAGTTATGGTCAGTCACAAGATGTTTTTAAGTTTATAGAATTAGGCACAGAATTAGTCGAGCTTGAATTTGGCAACGCCAAAAATGAAAGCTCTACCATAGCACTACAAAAGGCTATTGAGGGCAGTTTATTAGAACTTATAAAAATAGGTTATGACAGAAAATATTGGGTTGAACAATAAAGACGATCAAGGTAATATGATTTGAGGTTTTAGTGTGAAAAACATAGCATATATAATATTTTTATTAATTTCTGTCCCTAATGTTTTTGGAGACAATGAAATATTTATAGATCAGTCAGGTACTGGTGCTAACCTTGATATAGAGCAAATGGGTGGAAGCAACTTAGTAGGAGGTGCTACCGCCACCGCAGGCTCGATGACTGCTTTAGACCTAGATGGCAGTAGCATGACCTTAGATATAAACCAAATAGGTAGCTCCAACATATTCAGAGGAGATATTTGGGCAGATAGTTACACAGGTTATTTTAACTTTGCAGGAAACTCTAACAACTTTATGATGCAGACTGACCCTAGCAACACTTACGGCGCAGATAGCTCTAACGTAAACGTGCAGGTTACAGGTGCTTCTAACTCATTGACACTTAATCAGGCTACTAGCGCTTTAGCAGCAACTTTAGATTTAGATTGGATTATTCAAGGCTCAAACAACACAATTACCTCAAGCATAAATATTGATGGAGCAACTAATTACATGGATATAGACGGTAGTGATAACTCAGTAACTTATACGGGTACAGGCGTTACCGCTTCGTCAGGCGGGTACTTTCATTTAGACCACACAGGCGGCCAAAGAGCGTTTACAATAAACCAACTTAGTACACAAAATAATGACTGGCTTAAAATTATATCATCTGGCGGTAACGCTGCTTCTACTTTCTGCGTCAACCAAAACGATCAAGGCACAGCAGTCGGCTGCTGATATAGGCGGTATTTCCGAACTTACAGGAACAGCATCTATAGTTAGAGACAAAACTTACGATGCTTCAGTTAAATTCAACATTCAACAAAACGATGAAGCAATAACTACCAATGGTAGAATGGCTATAAGGTTTATTGATGATTCGCAAGTAAAACTCACCGAACACTCACAATTGACTATAGATGAATATGTTTTTGATCCAGACCCTAGCAAATCAAAAATGTCTCTCAAATTTGGTTTAGGTACTGCAAGATTTATAACAGGCACCTTTAACAAAATAGATAAAAAAAATATCTCTTTATCAACTCCTACCGCTAATATCTCAATTAGAGGTACAGATTTTACTGCTACTGTCGATGAATTAGGCCGCAGTTTAATTATTTTATTGCCTGATGCGCTAGGTCTTTCTAGTGGCGAAATAGAGGTGGTGACAGCAACAGGTACAGTTTTATTAAATAAACCTTTTCAGGCTACTACAGTTTCTGTGTTTGAATCAAACCCCAGCAAACCTGTCATACTAAATTTAAGTCTTGATTTAATTGATAATATGCTAATTGTCACGCCACCAAAAAGAAAAAATATTGCTGCAGAAGAACAACAAAAAACTACAAAAAAAATATCTATTTTAGACTTTAATGATTTAGATATTGACTATCTTGCAGAAGATTTTTTGGACGCAGAAAAAGAGCTTGAATTTACAGAGTTAGACATAGACTCACTAGATACCAATTTTTTAGAAGATATGCTAAATGTTTTGGACGCGCTTGCTATTTCTGAAAGTGAAGACGCTTTAGATCAAGACGCATCAGGAATAAGAATTACAGGAACCGACATAGGCCAAGATAAAGACACTCAAATAACTACTTTGATTACAGGGCATATAGTCAGCTTTAGAAGAAATGTAGGCAATAACGCTAGACTAGACATAGACGGCGCAGGAAGTTACACAATAATTTTGATACAAAACGGTGTTTCAAACACTATTAAAGTCAATGGCGGTAGCGATTCTTACATAGGAATATCTCAAAGCTTATGAATGTAAAAATATTTACAGGCTTGTTAATTTTGTTAGGAACACCACTTTTATTTCAAATATCAATTCTGGAATATATTAAACTAAAAACTTTTGATACTTTTGTAGTAACTCCAGAACCCTCTGGCAATTTTGTTATTTTAGATATTACCGAAGAAGATGTAGATGCAGCGGGCGGTTATCCGTTTCCAAGAGAAGAACTAGCTAAAATACATTTAGACTTATTGCGTAATGGAGCGCTTGGCGTTGGTTGGGTATTAGCATTTCCACACGAAGACAGGTTTGGCGGTGATTATTTTTTTAAAGAAGCGTTAGGTTATTCTCCATCTGTTATAGCTTTGTTTGAAAATAACAACGGCGTATATCCTGTCACACACGGTACTGTAACAATAGGTCAAGACGTAGGTGGATATATGGCTGGTGGTACAGTCAAAAACATAACTGGGCTAAATGCTTTAGAAGGCATAGCTTCAGCTCCTGTAGATATAGATAATTTAGTCAGAAGAATACCCTTATTATATAAAAGTCCTGATGGCTGGATAGCTTCATTTGGTACCCAAGTTTTAAAAGCCCTTACAGGTTCAGACACTTACATTATAAAAACCAATGCTAACGGCATACAAGAAATAACAGTCAAAGGTATTCCGCCAGTAAAAACTGATAGTCTTGGTAGAAAATGGATAAGTTGGGTGGTTCCACGTGAAACATCTCTGGCAGAGATGGAGGTAGACGGCAAATTTGTATTTGTTGGTGTTACTGCAAAAGGTGTGATGCCACAAATAGCTACCCCAGTAGGGTTACTTGAGCCACACAAGATACAAGCAGCATTAGCAGAATCAATACTGATAGAAAATAGTCCATATATTCCTGATTACAGCATAGCTGTAGAAATTTTAATTTTAATAATATCCCTGCTATTAGTTTGGGTTGCGTTAAGTAACTTAGGAATTACAACAGGAGTTCTTTGTTTTGGTACTATTATGATAAGTACCGCTTTCGGTGGGCATTATTTCATACAACAAGGATTATTAATAGATGTAACTTGGTCTTTAATAAGTCAATTTATAACAGGCACAATAGCCTTTTATTTAAGATTTAGAGAACAATTTAAACTAAGGCTACAAATTAAAAAACAATTTGAACATTACCTAGACCCTAGACAAGTTAAACAATTACAAAAAAACCCAGATTTATTAAAACTTGGCGGAGAAAAGAAAACAGCTACGTTTTTATTTACAGACGTTAGAGGCTTTACCGCTTTATCTGAATCAGTAACTCCTGAAGAAGTTACTTATATAATGAACAAAGCATTAACTGCACAACAAGCAGCAGTACAAAAACACGGTGGTATGGTAGATAAATACATAGGTGATGCGATGATGGCTATATTTAACGCACCTTTAGATTTAATAAATCATCCTTTAAAAGCGTTTGAGTGTTCTCAAGATATTTTAAAAAACATGTCTGATTTAAATATAGAACTCAAATCTGAAAATTTACCTGAAATAGCAATAGGCATAGGAATAAACACAGGGGAAGCAGTAATTGGAAATATGGGAAGTTCATCTAGATTTGATTATACTGCTATTGGAGATGCAGTAAATACTGCAGCTAGATTAGAAAGTGCCACTAAAGAAAGAAAAGTAGATTTATTAATAGGAGAATCAACAGAAAAATTATGTGGTTACAATTTAAAAAAATTAGAACCTATAAAAGTAAAGGGAAAATCTAAACCATTAGAGATTTATACATATGAGTAAAATATTAATAGGAGTTATAGTTGTTTTAGGAATGATAAGCAGTTTCTTGTATTGGCAAAACTCTAGATTATCACAAATAAATCAAGCTTTTGAACTAAGAAATGCAGAGCAAAAACAAGCTATAGAAAGCTTGCAGAATGATTTTAAATTGCAAACAGAAGGTTTAATAGAAATGCAAAATAAAAATCAAGAATATGAAAAAGAAATGAATCGTTACTTGGATGTTTTTAAAAGACATAATCTTAGTAAATTAGCAGCAGCTAAACCAAACTTAATAGAAACTAAAGTAAACAAAGGAACTAAACATGTATTTGAAAGCATTGAAGAAGTTAGTCGTAACATTGACAATCTTGATAATGGTTTGCAGTTGCAGCCTATTTCCAACTAAACAAGTTGAAATAATATCAAAACCAATAGAAAGAAATATAGTACAACCTGTTTTACCTAGAGAAATAGATTTAAAAGAACCTTACTGGTATGTTGTATCAGATAAAAATATAGATGAATTTTTAGAAAAAATTAAAAAAGATCAAGGGCAAGTTGTATATTTTGCTATGACTGTGCCAGATTACGAGCTTATGTCTTACAATATGCAAGAGTTGAAGAGGTATATTAATGAACTTAAAGAAGTTGTGGTCTATTATAGAAAAGTTACTACTAACGAAAAGGAGAAGTAATATGAAAATATCTAAAGAAGGAATAGCTTTATTAAAAAAATTTGAAGGCTGTGAGCTTGAAGCATATCAAGATAGTGTTGACGTATGGACTATAGGTTATGGGCATACAAAAGATATATCAGAAGGAATGAAAATAACAAAAGAAGAAGCCGAAGCTATGCTTGAATGTGAGTTAGATGAATATGAAGGCTATATAAATAAATTAGTTACTGTGCCATTAGAACAAAATCAATTTGATGCTTTAGTTTGTTGGGTTTATAACTTAGGACCAACTAATTTAAAAGAATCAACTTTATTAAAATTACTCAATGCTGGTGATTATCATACAACACCTAATCAAATTAAAAGATGGAATAAAGCAGGTGGAGAAACTTTAAAAGGATTAGTAAGAAGAAGAGAAGCTGAAGCTTTGTTATTTGAAGGTAAAGATTGGTATGAGGTGTAACAAATGCCTTTAGCTAAATATATATTTAAACCAGGTATAAACAAAGAAGGTACTAATTATAGTAACGAAGGTGGATGGTTTGATGCAGACAAAGTTAGATTTCGTAAAGGAAGACCTGAAAGAATAGGCGGATGGGCAAAAAATAGCCCAAATGATTTTATTGGTACTTGTCGTAAACTTTATAATTATAAAGATGCAGGTGGTTCTAATTATATTGTATTAGGAACTCATCAAAAACTTTATGTACAAGATGGCTCTACTTACAATGATATAACTCCAATTAGAGCTACAACAACGAATGGAATTACTTTTGCAGCTACAGATGGTTCTACCACTATAACGGCTACAGATTCAGATCATGGTGCAGTTACAGGAGATTTTGTAACTATCGCTGGTGCAGCAAGTTTAGGTGGAGTAGTTACTGCAACAGTTTTAAATCAAGAATATCAAATTACTAGTATTCCAACCGTTAATACTTTTACTTTTACAGCTAAAGATACAAGTGGCAATACAATAACTGCTAATTCAAGCGATAGTGGTAATGGTGGTTCAGGAGTAGATGGAGTTTATCAAATAAATACTGGTCTAGATGTTTATGTAGCTTCAACTGGTTTTGGTGTTGATACTTGGGGTGCAGGAGGTTTTGGCTCAACTACTGATATAAGTTCTATTAATCAATTACGTTTATGGTCTATAGATAATTTTGGCGATGACACATTAGCTGCAATTCGTGGTGGTGGTGTTTTTTATTGGAATGAGTCTGATGGACCAACAACAAGAGGTGTTAATATTTCAACTCTTGCAGGAGCTAGTGATACACCTACAGCAGTATTACAAATTATGATGTCTGATGTTGATAAACATGTTATTGCATTTGGTTCTAATCCTATAGGTTCTTCTACACTTGATCCATTACTAGTAAGATTTTCTGATACAGAAAACGCAGCAGACTGGACACCGACAGCTACTAACCAAGCTGGAGGAGTACAGCTTTCATTAGGTTCAAATATTATTGGTGCTTTAAGAACAAGACAAGAAATATTAATTTGGACAGATGCTGGTATTGTTTCAATGCGATTCGTAGGCGAGCCATTTGTTTTTTCTTTTACTGAAGTTGCAGCTGGTCCATCTTTAATTGCTCCTAATGCAGCAGTAAATGCAAACAATAGAGTTTATTTTATGGATCGTAGTGGTTTTTATGTTTATTCAGGAACAACCGAAAGATTGCCTTGTACAGTTCTAGATTATGTTTTATCTGATTTGAATTTAAATCAAGCTTTTAAAATATTTGCAGGAGTTAATGAAAGCACAAATGAAATAATTTGGTTTTATCCATCTGGAACTAGCACAGAAATAGATAAATATGTTTTATATAATTATTTAGAAGGCGTATGGTCAATAGGCACAACAACAGATGATTTTGTTAGAACTGCTTGGCATGATGCACCTAGTTTAGATTTTCCATTAGCAACTAGTAAAAACGATAGTACAAACTTAAATTATTTATATAATCACGAAGTAGGTCATAGTAATGATGGTAGTGAGTTTACTGCTTATATAGAATCAAGTGATTTTGATTTACAACCAGATGGCGAAAGATTTGTATTTATTTCAAAGTTAATACCTGATTTAGAATTTAGAAATCAACAATCAACAACAGATAGTGTAACTTTTACTATTAAAGGTAGAGATTATCCATTACAAGATTTATCTACTTTACAAACTATTAATGTAACTCCAGATTCGACATTTGTTAATGCTAGGACAAGAAGCAGACAGGCTGCATTAAGAGTATCTAATTCATCAAGTGATTATGGTTGGCGATTAGGTGATCTAAGATTAGAAATAAGACCAGATGGTAAACGATAATGGCTGATATTAAAACGCTAGCTTTACCTTTGCCTGCTATTGAATACGATACTAATAATGAAGCTGTCACTAGAAGAACAATAGAACAAGCTATAGAAGATTTAAACAACAAAATAATTACTGTGCAAAAAATGCAATCATCTGTAACAAGTAAAGCTAGTAAAAAACATCAATTTTTATTAATGGGTATGAAACATGTCTGATAATCTTAAAGTATTAGGTCAATTAGACCCTGCAGCAACAACAGTAACTGTGCTTTATACAGTACCTGATATGACTCAAACTACTGTCAGCTCTATAGTTGCAGCAAATCGCACGGGTTCTGCTATCACTTTTAGGTTAAGTGTTCATGTTGCTGGTGCATCTGCTAATGATAAACAATATATATATTATGATAAATCTGTTGCAGCTAATGATTCCCTAGCAATCGTTTTGGGTATAACATTAAACCAGACAGATGTTGTAAAGGTTTATACGAGTGCAGTAGACATGAGTTTTAATATGTTTGGCTGCGAAACCAAAGAGGAAAGATAATGAATTATAAAATTAAGGTGGACTTATGAATGAAACACAACAACAAGTAAAAAATG